GAGGCTGCGCTCGAGCTTCTCGGCCAGCGCGCCTCGGCAGACGTGAAGAAGCGCATCACCACCGGCAGCAACTTCGTCGCCAATGCGCCGTCGACGATTCGGCGCAAGGGTAGCTCCAGGCCTCTCGTGGACACGGGGCGGCTCGTCGGTTCCATCTCGTATCAACTCGTGGTGCCCAAATGACGCTCGCCAGCGCCCTCGCCCCTGCCCTTGCCTTCCTGTTGTCGCAGATGGGCTCGCCGCCGCCTGATGCCACCGCAACGCGGCGCGGCCTCGTCAATACCAAGACGCAGACCTTCGGCGGTTTGAAGACCTTCGTCGACGGCGGCGTGTCAGTGCAGGGCGACCTCGCCATCGACGGCGGACTGCGGGTGAGTGGCTCGGCTGTCATCGACGGAGGGCTGACGGTCGGCGGGTTCCCAGTCGTCACCGCGACCAGTGCGCCGATGACGCTCTTCGTTGAAAAGGACGGCGGCAGCGACTCCAATGCCTGCACTGATGCCGGCGTAGGCGCATGCCTAACGCTGGCCGGTGCGCTGGCGAAGGTGCCGAAGTTTCTCAACCACAGCGTGACAGTAAACGTCGCGGCGGGCGCCTACGCGGAGACCTTCGCTGTGGATGGCTTCTCCATCGCTCAGGGCGCCACGCTGGCAATCACCGGCACCATGACCACGGCGACCCTCACGACTGGCACAGCAACAGGCACCGTCACTTCCTACGCCGCCCCGTCCGTCACGGCGGTGCCGTCCATCACCGACTCCGCTCAGTCGTGGACGGCGAGCAACCTGCGCGGGAGGTTCGTGACATTCACTTCGGGCGCGCTGTCCGGGCAGAGCCACCCCATCTACGACAACACCGCCACCACCATCACCCTGCCGACCACGGCGGCGTCGATGAACGGCGCGACGTACACGATTCAGGACGTGGGCTCGGTCTGGACCAGCACGACCTCGAACCGCATCGGGCGGCTCTCATGCGGGACGACCTGCCTGACGATCACGGCGGTGGCGCTCCGAAACTCAGGCACGGGCGTCGCGAACTCGTTTCAGCCCGGCTCTGGAGCCGTGACTTTTGTCAGCTCCGACCTGCGCGCGTCGGGGACGAACTCGTTCGCCGTCAGCTTCACCAGCGGGTCGTTCATATTCACGCGCTCCTACATGGAGAACACGGCCGGCTCAGCTGCCATATCCGTGACATCGTCCTCAACTGTTTCCCCTCCCAGCGCCTTCATCACCTCAACCGGCTCCGTCTTCCGCGCTGTCAGCAACGGGGCCGTCAGCATCAACAGGGTTGGCTCCGGCAGCAACATCACGTCGTCGCTGCTCGCGGGCGGCGGCAGCGGAGCTGCGCTTGCGGTGTATGGGGCGGTCAGCAGCACGCTCACCGGCAACGTCTACGTCTGCGCCAGCACGGCTTCGAATGGATTGACCTCTCCGCAGTCGAGCATCGTTGGGCAGTCCACAATGATTCTCTTCGGGACGCACTTCGTCACCGGCTGCGGCAACGGACTGGCTGCGTCAGAGGGCTCGACAATTACCCTCAACACTGGCGCAGCGCTGGGCATCGCCTCTTCGACCACCGGGATTCAGGTCGCGCGTGGCGGGCGCATCTTTCTGAATGCCATCACGCCCACCTTCACCAGCGTCACCAATGAACTCCAGGTGGACGGAACCAACTACACGCACGCCAACCTCGTCGCCGCGTCGCCGCAGGTCCTCAACTCGCCTTACGGATCGTGGGTCGCCCGGTGAGTCTCGTCGCGTGGTCCATCTACGACGACACCGGCGCGCCCCTCACGGGCGTCGTGCCGGCCTTCGTCGAGTATTGCGACCGCAACGGAGTAGCGCGCACCCCGCCCACCATCCTTGAGCTTGGCGGCGGCATGTACGGCTTCATCCCGACGACCGAAGACGCGATGACGGGCACGGCCTACCTCGTCGACAACGGCGCCACGGCCAGCCCGCGGCGCGTCTCTGGCGCGGTGGCGCTGTCGACATTGCCATTCGCCGCATGGCACCTCGAAGACGACACTGGCTCGCTCTGGGTCGGCGCTGCGCCCACGGTTGGCGCGTACGCTGGCCCGGCTGGCCCGCTGTTCGATCCAGGCGTGACGACGCTGCGCACGTACCTTTTCGCCTTCAGCCCGCCCGCGCTTGAGACCTTCCTGGGCGTCACCTTCCGCGCCGACTCGGCGGTTGGCGCGTACCCGGAACACGTCCAGCAGTCGCTCGTCTCGACGGCGCCAGAGACGCCAGTCACACCACCCGCGCCAGTCGCCTCGTCAGCGCCCGGCTTCGAGGACATGTCCGACGTGCTCGAGCTGCTGGCTTCGGGCACCTACTCGGTGCGACGCCCAGCCGCGACGACCTACGTGGGCGGCACGCGGGCGCCGCAGGCCTTCACCACCTTCAGCATGTCGGCGTGCGTGCAGCCACTTGATGGGCTCAAACTCGAGCTGGTGCCCGACGGCCAGCGCAACGCCGAGAAGATGGCCTGCTTCACCTCCACCGAGCTGCGCACCGTCGACTCTGCCGAGCCTGACCTGGTCGAGGTCTTCGGGCTCTGGCACCAGGTTGAGTCGGTGCAGCGTTGGGCGACGCTGGGCAACTACTACCGCGCCATCCTCGTGAGGCCCGCGTCATGACGTGGACGGCTCTTGAGGCAGCGGTGGTTGGCTGGGTGAAGTCGTCGACCGGCCTGGCGGACGCCCAGGTGCTGCTCGGCCACCAAAACGGACAGAGCCGGTTTCCCGGACCGACCGCGCTCATTACCTTCGGCGACCTGGTGACCGAGGGCGGCGGCGACGAGCTGCGCTGGGACTTCGACGAGCTGCGCCCGGCCGGCACTGAAATCCACTTCCAAACCAACGGCTGGCGCACCACGGTTGCCTCCGTCTCCTTCTTCAGCCCAACCACCACGGGCGACGCCAGCGCGCGAGCTCTGGCCGACAGGGCTCAAACCGGCCTGCGCATGCCGAGCGCCCGAAGCGCACTCAACGCCGCCAATATCGGTGTCCTCGACGAGGGCACCGTCAGGTGGGTACCTGTGCAGGATTCGGGCGCGTGGTACGGACAAGCAGTGCTTGAGGTCAAACTGCTCTTGCCCGCTACGGCAACCGAAGCCGTCGGCTACATTGCGACGTACGAAGCAACCACCACGGTGACGTAACTCACACCACCAGAGGCCCCCATGTCGGCACTTGCAGATGTTGTTTCGGTTTCCATCACGGCGCAGACCTCGAACCCCACTCAGGCGGGCTTCGGCGTGCCGTTGATTCTCAGCAACTCAAGCAACGCCTCGGCTTGGGCTGACGTGGTGCGCGAGTATGCGGACCTGACTGCCATGGTTGCGGACTTCGCAACTGGCACCCCTGAGTACAAGCAGGCCTCGAAGCTCTTCTCGCAGAACCCAAGGCCCCCGAAGGTGTTGGTGGGTAAGGGCACGCTGCGCCCCACCCAGCGCTGGGCCATCACCCCGGTGGCGCTGAATAGCTACACCTACCGGATGACGGTGAATGGCACCGAGGTGTCCTTCACCTCGGATGCATCGGCGACGGTGACGGAAGTCATCGCCGGATTGAAGGCGGCCATCGACGCGCTCGCCCTCGCGGTGACGGTGACGGACCAGACGACCTACATGCGGATCGTCGCCAACGTGGCCGGCGCCTTCTTCTCGGTCGGCACCGCGGACCTCGCCAACATCGGAATGGCGCAGGATCATGCCGACCCAGGCGTGGCGACGGACCTCGCGGCCATCAACCTGGTGCGCAGCGACTGGTACTTCCTGCTGACGCTCTACAACTCGAGCGCCGCGGTGGTGGCAGCCGCCGCATGGGCGCAGGCCAACGGGAAGTTCTACGTGGCGCAGTCGCAGGACACCGCCATCATCAACACCGCGGCCCCAGGAACCGACGTGGCAGCGCTCCTCAAGGCGTCGGCCTACGACAACGCCTCGGTGTGGTTCAGCCCCACCACCGACGACTTCCTCGACGCAGGCATCATCGGCGTGGTGGCGCCGTACACCCCCGGCGACGAAACCTGGAAGTTCAAGACGGTCCAGGGGTGCAGCGTTGCCTCCTTCACCTCGACCCAGCGCACCAACATGCGGGCGAAGAACTGCAACTTCTACGAGACGACCCAGGGCGTCCCCATGACGGAGGAGGGGCAGTCTGCCTCCGGCAAGTACAGCGACCTGGTGCGGTACCTCAACTACCTTCAGGCGCGCGTGGGCGAGCGCGTCTTCGGCCGTCTCGCGGCCTTCCCGAAGGTGCCCTACACCGACGAGGGCATCGCGGTGGTGGCCGGCGAGGTCTCGGGCCAACTCCAAGAGGACGAGAAGCGCGGCGCCATCGCGTCGGGCTGGACCGTCTCGGTGCCCAAGGCGGCCAGCGTCAGCGCCCTCGACAAGACGGCACGCACGCTGCGCAACGTGGTGTTCGCCGCGACCTACGCGGGCGCCATCCATCGCGTCCTCATTCAAGGCAACGTCTCGGCTTGACCAACCCCGCTTCACTCTGAGGACAGCACATGAGCTTCGACACGTTCGACCCGGCGCAGTTGGTCGCCACCATCAACGGACACCTCCTCGGCGGCTTCATGGACGGCACGTTCATGACAATCGAGCGCAAGGAGGACTCCTGGACTCCCCACGTCGGCGCCGATGGCGAGTACGCGCGCGTCCGCAACCGCAACAAGTCGGGCACCATCAAGTTCACCCTGATGCAGACCAGCTCGAGCAACGACTTCCTGTCCTCGCTGCTGGCCATCGATGAGGCGACTGGGGCCGGCACTGGCGCTGCTCAGGTGCGCGACCTCCTGGGGCGTACCGTTGCTGCCGGCGCCGACTGCTACGTCCTGAAGCCCGCCTCGGTGCAGTACGGCAAGGACATGCAGGGTCGAGAGTGGACCATCGAGGTGCCGCAACTGGACCTCTTCATTGGCGGCAACGGCCTGACGTGACGTGAAGTGCCGCACCGCGTAGTTTGATGGGCGTCGGTGCAAGCGTTTGCATCGGCGCCCTTTCTCTTTCCCTGGAGTCGCACCTTGATTGAACCCCGGAAGAAGACCATCGACGGACTGGACTTCGAGCTGTCGCAACTCACCGCGTGGAAGGCGATGGAGACCCTCACGCGCGTGACGAAGTTCCTCGCGCCAGGTCTCGAAGCCATCAACGCCGCGGGCAAGGGCGGCAAGGAGGCGGCGATCGGCGCGCTCGTGAAGGGGCTCCAGGGGCTCGCGACGAGCTCGCCGGCTGAACTCCGCTCCCTCATCGAGGTGTTGCTGG